AGTAGTGTGCTCCTATATAAGAAAATTGTAAAGTATTTTAATACAGCAGTTTTTTATTGCCATTAAATGGCTTTTGGATATAGTCAATTAGTGAGGATAATCAAAATTTAGAAAAATGTAAACATTGATTTGCCTGTTTGGAACTCTAACTCATCTAGAAAATCATTAAAACTAACATCTTCATTTATCTTTTTTTCTATTAAATATAATGTTTTTTCTATAAATCTTGACAACATTAAGTTCCAAGGCTCTTTTCCTATACTTGGGAGTGATCTTACAAATTTTAGCAATTTAGTCCAGTTTATAGAACCAGCTGCAGTGTTGTTGAAGAATGCTTTAGGTAGAGTGAAGAGATGAAATTCACGATCCATATTCTCTAACAACATAGCTATGTGGAATGAATTGTACAAAATAGATGACCACTCATTTGTTTCTAACAAACTTATTACTGAGCAGATAGTGTTGATAATCCCCAAATTTTTGCTAGAATAAAATCCTTCACCTGAAAAATCAAAGACTTCCTTTATTTCCTCCACACCATTATTTACTAATTTCATTATAGCATTCTTGTAAGTCATATGTTCATGTCCTTTCTTCTGATACTTGATAGTAAATATAGGCATTGATTCTATTTCTTCTGAGATAGTGAAGTCCATTATTTCATCTGACAAGAAAATCAATTCACCCTGCTCAGACCCATCACATTCCAAGATTCTACAAAAGGGAATAATACTAGATTTACAAATATTATCATAATTTAATGTTAGTAGTTCTTGTGTTCTCATAAGTGAAGTTATATTAATTATGCCAGCCTTTATACTAGGGCCTTGGAAAAACATCATTTTTGACATATGAGCTTTTTTTATAGTTGCAACCTCATCTGGTGAAACCAATAATCTTGACATGCTAAAGTTTGTCATATTTAGACTGAATATATTCTCTAGTGACATTCTAAATAATTCATCTCTGACACTAAGCACAACAGGGCATACAGGGACCATTTTGTTGAATCTTGATCCCCTTGATGTTAAGCCTTCAATATTCCTTCTGTTTATGTGATCTATTGTAGACACTTGATAAGTATATAGATGAGCTCTTTTCTTTTGATAAGTAACATAATAATTGTATTTGTCATCCAATACACATTCTTCCATATACTCAAATTTTAAACCATGTCTTGAGTTTAATAATTTATTTCCAGCATGGAACACAGTATTAGGGTAAAAATTGGGTATAGTAAGTTCGGCAACTTTTAGATATCTATCTTCACCCACTATCCTAATAGATCTTAAATACCCAGATATAGTAAGGTCTATCAACCCAGAATTCAAAGATCTATTGGTTTGCCAATTATTCCAGGAGACTCTCTCATTAGTTTTGAGGGCGTCAAATTTATTGAGATCCATTTGAGTCAGATGCCGTAATCGGAATAACAAGGGTATAAAATCTAACCTTGATGAGCTATTTAGTATGGTATTTAACAATGAGTTTACAGCAATATTCTTATAAGTGAAATTATCAATTACTTCATTAACAAAACTGGGTCTACTTCCTTCTTCTATAAAGGAATCAGCAAAGTGACATAGTACTCGGAAGCATTCACTAGCAATAAGTTGCTCACTAGTACTTGTTGTAATTATATTACCTTTTACATTACCACCTAAAACTTGCTTTAGGTAATGCATTGTATACCATTTATTATCAGACAGTGTATTCCCCTGTATTAATGTACAGAAATCAATAGCTGTATATGATTTCATTGGTAATATAAAGACTTTGACTTTATGCTCTGTTGACTTTACATAGTCGTAACATACTTGGTATAATTTTGTTAGTTCTCTAATCTTATACATTGTTATCTCATCACCTTGTAAATGTTTTGGCGGATTATCCATGTTCTGGAATATTTTTTGCTTAATAGATGTTGAATCCACAAACTCATTTAGATGATGCAAATCCTTTTCCAGTTCTATAGGGTCAGCTCCTGGTAAATCGGTTGAGCCTTTACTGAATGCTTTTAATACTAATGCTGGTGAATGGTGTATCAACTTCATATTTCGGAATTCTGGCATTTGATTTGCACTCAAACCTGTCCTGTCTTGAGGTGTTCCTCTTACACATAAAAGCACAGTGTTTGCTGCAGTAATCATTAATGGATCATTTAAAATACAATACCTGAATATTATCTGTATGTCATCCAATTGTAATGGTAGTTGACTCAAATCCCTATTTATCATCTGGTATGCCTGTGGGAAAGTCACTCTACCTATAATTTCAGGTAATTCTTCTATTATATCCGATTCTGCCAATGATGTAAGCTTGTCAAAAATACTACTGTAATCTATTATTGGCTTATGAGAAAAAAGTATCTGTTCTATAAACAATTGTGCTGGGTTCTGGATAGATAGACTTTCCTTAAATCTCTTTGAGTTATACCTAAACAATATAGAATTTACAAACTGGTCATTGGTTTCACCTTTTGTTACCAATAATTCAGGATTCTTTAACATATATTCTAAATTGTCTTTAAATCCATTGGTAGACATGTTATTTTTAAAATCATTGTATGAAATTAATTTGGACAATGTCCCAATAGTTGTGAATTTCCTAGGTGTTAGAAGTGACCTACTCCTCATATCACTGGTCTCACCCATGTTATTATCTGCTGAAACTTCAGTATCTAATGTTAGATAGCGGAGAAGTTTTAATCTAAATATGTCTGACTCACTTAATTTTGATAAGTCACCTTTTATGTGTAAACATTGGGTTTGAATTGTTTCTTTCTGTTTATCTAGAGGTACAAGTTTCTTCAGAATTTTCATTAAAAACCATAAATTCCCTGCTTCTAACCCTACCAAAGCTATTAGATATAATGGAGCATCTAAATAACCATTTAACTCAACTGGTATATCATGTCTATTCTCGAATGGCAAGTAATTATTAGGAGCATTTATCTGATCATCTAACATATTATACGTGAAATACGTTATCCAATGACTACAGCTTATAGCTAACCATACTAAACTAGGTGGGCATCCATGTTTTAAGCTTTGTTGTGCAGCAGATAATCGACTTGCTAAATCTTCATATGGTCCAATATATGCACAGTCTCCAACACTAGGTAGTAAGAATCTACCATATATTGATAGAGGTTCTCCATGAAGATTAAACAAGGAGACAAATTCCTTGCATGTATGTGTAATATAAGTTTTTTTCATATTAGCTTGACAACCAAATGTTAGGCATATTGATTCAAAAGTATTTGCAGTAAATTGTATAATAACATTATCACTAACTTTATTCTGTAATATTGAAAGTGATGTTTGGTTATCATCTGAATGAACCATAGAATTTACTAAACAATCACCCTCCAATAAATCCATTGTTTTCTTCATTACATCCTTATAAACTAACATTGCACAGCTGTGTACATAGCTAGATATATAATTGAAATTACCTTGTAACCAATTTCTTTTGATATTAACAGAATTGGTATTTAAGCCATTAGTTGCTTCCAAAATAATATCATTTCTATATGGTGTTTTTTGGTCTAAAATATTAGCTATCAAATCATCTGGTAAAATCAAATTTTTCTCCATGTAATTACACATGAAAAATAAAATTCTCTTCTTTTCTTTAGGGTATAAAATAGGATCTAATGCAATTAACCAGAAGTATTTATAAAAAACATCCTGAGCACTCCATTTAGACATATCTGCATTGATTTCTAACTTTAATGCTTTGACTGGGTCACCTTTACTCATCCTGTCCTTTGTTTTTTCGACTATATATCTTATTTCTTCTTCAGCCTTTTTCTCCAATATCCTAAGTTTAGAATCCCCAGGTTCACTTATCATTTCATCTGAATTTAATTTGCATCTTTCTTTTGAAATTCTTTCTATAACATACATACACATTTTTGCTTCAAATTCACCTACAAAAATCTCCCGATCTTTTGCTGTTTTTTGCCCTTTGTTAAAAAATGAAAAATAAAAACTTTTATGATCCTTCATCATTACCATTGCTTGTTCTATAAATGGTTTGTCATTTATTTTCCCCATTTTTATTAACTCATATAATCTATCAAAGACTTTGACAGATATATAGTCTTTATAATTAGGTATTTTAGATTTTAACATAGCATAATTACAATGTTGAATTTCTAGATTAGATTCTTGATCATTCACGAACAGGGGATTAGATAGCCTGTATTTTTGGTCAACTTTTTTTATAGACTTTATGGACTTGGTATTGTTCTCTTTTTTTATGTTTTCAAAATCACCTATTTTGATACAGGCCTTTGAGCTTGTAAAAGTACTAATAGTAGTTATATTTCTTCTAAAATTATTTCTGCTTTCAACTCTATTTCTTAAGTGATTATGTCTAGAAGTGTCTAGAATTAATGATTTTGCCAATGAATGGACTAGAATTGGTAAGTTTACGTGTTGTTTCTTTTCATATTTGGACCAAATACCTAAATCATCTTGTCGCTGATTCATCTCAATCTCAAGAACTGTTTTTGCTAAGTCTATCATTACATGGTGTTTCTCATGCAATCCTTTTGCATTAAAGTAAAAGGGCAGATAAATTTGGTTTATGTATTCTTTTAAATTTACTTTCCCTGGAAACCATATTGAATCTAAATTTCGTTCATCGTTGACACCTTTTTGTGTTATATCATAGTCTGATAAGTAAATATTTCTAAGTTGTATCTTTCCAGATTGTTCATTTGCTGTTGCACAACCTCTCTTTATTAAATTCACCATGTATACACTGAATAAAGTTTTAGTGTAGGGTGAGAATTTTTCTGCAATGTAATCTTTGACATGGCTTGACACAGCTAAAGAATTCATAATCATGTACCTAGAGGGCTCTGTTAGTGACAACATGCTCTTAGTAATTGACAAACTAGTATAAAAACAAAAATTGATAACATCAAATAGTGATATGTCCTTATTGTTATTATAAAGCAGTAGGCTACTAAGTAAAAATAATCCAGGTGAAGAGACTATCCTTTGGCATCTTTCCTTATCTAATCTAATTGCTTTGCTTATTGATATGTACTCTTTAGTATTAAGCTCTAGTGTTGTAAATAGAGCTCCAGCATCCATCAAGTCATCTTTATTTGTATGAATACACACAATTGAGAAAACTACTGTTGCTTTCCTTGTTTTTATATCAGAAGAAGGAAAAACCAATGCATAAAATGAATCATTTGCACACATTGCTACCCTAAAAGTGTTATGTCTATTGTATTGAGATACAGCTAATATATTTCTCATTAAAGTTGAGATATCCAATACACACTGCCAAAAACATGTCTTTGATATTTTCTTTAGTGCACTAGCTGTTTCTATAGAGCATTCTTCAATTTTGTTGAGATATAACCCTATGGTAGGGTGATGCTCATTTAAATTGTTATCTTTTGATAAAAGGACTTTGTTCTTGTTTACCATGGTTCTTGCTGCCATTAACACTAACATATTGTTGAAGTCTAATATTTTGGGCTTTTCATCATTTAGATCACTAGATGTCTTATCCTTAAAGCGCTTATGCTTCCCTATACCAAAAAAGTTTTTTAAGAATTTTTGTCTCTCTTGACTTTTGAATAGATCATTTGACAATATGAATTGTTGTTCCCACAATACTAAAGCGTCCCCAATTTTTACAGCCTCCAATCTCTTGTTATCTATCTTTTTCCCTGTTGATCTTGATACCATTTTCCTCTCAGCACATAGATTTTCATATTGACCAACTTTTCCACATATATCCATACTTTTACCTATAGCTTTTAACGAGTCTGTCCAAGTAGAAGCTTCTATAATTCCCTGTAACGAATTGGATAAGAAAATTAATTTGGCTGTTGATCCTACTAATTTTCTGTTATGGTTCTTTACCCAGATAAAGTGTATAGATGGTTTTTGCTTTGTCACATCAGTTATTATTTCTCTCTCATCTCTAATTCGTTTACTCATTAATTCCCAGCCTTGATCAATCTCATTCTGAGTAGGTTTACTATAATTTCCATCCAAATTGAACACTTCATGTGACTTTTTATTTAGAAATTCATTGTAATCTTCTTCAGTTTCTGACTTTGCTTTATGTAACATTGTATTCCATCGCTCTGCAGAGTACGCACTGAAATCCAACGATGTTATAAACAACTTAACAAACCTGGAGGGCATAGAGTAAATAAATTCCTTAAAGATAGGATGTGATTCTAGCTCTGGTGTTTCCTCATTACACCATGGTGCTGTAAGAGTAAAATCCCCATGGGCTATCATCAGTAGGAATTCATCATCATCGGCAAATTTGTCTAATAGCATCTTCCGTAGCTCAAAATATTTGCTAAAATCCAATTGAATTGGTATACTAGGGAACCTATTTTTAAATTCATCTCCAATTATAGATATCTGGTAAGTTACAGGGTTTGCTCTTATAATAGCAATTTCTGATGAAATCCCTAGTTCAGACATAATGGGCATTATCAAAGATGTGTACTTTTTGTAGGTTATTTCACTGCTATCGTGTCCTACTGAAACTTTGTAATCCAATATGATCAAGAAATTGCCATCCCAAATATAATTGTCTGGAGTGACATTTGGGATATTGTGATTCATTAAATTTATTCCAGGAACCACTTCCAAGAGGATTTCGTCTAGAAGAACATTGTTCCGATAGGGAATGTCAATTGCTTGGCACAGTTCTCTCCCGAAATAATCATGTCTTGCCTCAAGGATATCTGTACTAATATCCTTTGCGATGACTGCAGATCTAGCTGATTGGATCCTCTTTAAGAATTGATCATACATTGAATCCTCCATGTTTTTAATAATTTAAGAATTTAATTTTCTTTATATAGGAGTACACTACT